CACCAGTAGCGGGTCTCGTCAGGATCGCCATCCCAGAGGCTGTTGACGCGGATCTTGGCCCCATCCACCGCATGCAGATAGGCGACCGACCCGCCCAGGGTCCTCTCCTTCTCGACGGACCCGGCGTCAAGGACCAGGATGTCCTCGAGGATCGGCTCCACCCACGACCGGAACGACTCCACGGCGAGGTTCGGGCGGTTGAAGAGATCCCGAAGGTCTCGAGCGATCCCCTCATCGAACTTCTCCTCCTGGTCGAACGGAACGATGTCCCATTCGGCGCTCGACACCTGGGCCTTGCGGATATTGACCGCTGCCCTGACCCATTCGGAGTGTTCGGCCCAGTTGCGGAACAGGGCACCCGATGTCTTCCCGACCCTCCCCCGCTCCTGGAAGATCATGCTGCTTGAACCCTGTGGGAGGTTCTTGGGGCTCGTGCGGTACGAGCGGGTCAGAAAGTCAGTGATGACGCCCATCAGCGGAGCTCCCGAAAGTGCGCCGCAAGAACACGTTCCTGCTGGGCGTTGATGAAGTCCGCCTCGGTCTTCTTGTTGGCCTCGGCGATGGCTTCGTCGTAGGTGAGGCGGTGCGTCTCGATGCCCGAGAGGAGCGCCGCGATGTAGTCGGGAACGTCCCGCTTGCCGTCACGGAACTCGATCTCTGACCATTGGCGGTCTTGGGTCATCTGTTAGACTCCAACGTGGTCGGAAGGATCAGGCGCGGCAGTCTCTGGCGTAACAACTAACGCTTGAGGCTCCCGTAGGTGAAGGTGTCGCCACCCAGGTCCATCGAGTACCCGAGAGCGTCCACGAGGTCGTCATGCCCCTTGGGGAAGGCGAGAAGCTGGGTCTCGAACGCGGATCCACGCAAGGAGATGTGGTGAAGGACCTTGTGGGCCTCGTACCTCGCGGCCACGCCCCGCCCACGGGTCGTCTTGTCGCCATCCACCGGCTTGCCCTGGATCGGGATGCGGGGGTAGTCCTCCATGACCGTCTGGACCAGGGTGGACTGGAACTGGACCTTCTCGACGAGAACGAGGCCGATGCTGGGGTAGGCCATCCAGCCGTCATGGACGAACTCGGCGTGATGGGACTCGCGGCGGTCCTGGTAGGACGAGAGGACGTAGAACATGCCCTTGAGGGCGCAGCCGGCCTGGCACATGTCCTCGGCCGTCGTCACCCGGGCGGTGAAGTCGGCACGCTCCCGAGTGGAGCTCGCCAGGTCCACGCCCATGCGGAGCGTGTACTGGTGGCCTTCGGGGAGGACGCTGAAGTGGTCGAACGGCCCGTGGAAGATGTTGCCCTTGAGCAGGCCCGAGATGTCGTTCTGGTAGGCGCAGGAGAAGAGCGGGCTGCCCATCTCCTCGCGCTCCTTGAGGAGCCGCTCGACGGGCCAGTAGCTGGGCCAGTACGACACGAGCTGGCCGTTCTCGTCGGTCGTGAGGGCCGAGACGATGTGGTAGCGCCACCCGAAGCCACTGTCGGCGGTGGGCTCCATGAACTTCTCGTACAGGTCTCCCTCGCCCCACCGGGTGCCGATGGCGACGACCACCCCGTCAGGTGCCAGGCAGGGCTTGAGGGTCTTCTTGAACCAGATCTCGACGCCTTCCTGCTGGTCGATGGTCTGGGTGTTCTCCTCGTCGAGGATGTCATCGAGGAGCAGGAGGTCGAACCGCTTGCTGATGATCGCGCCGCCGACCCCGACGGCGAACATCGTCACGTCCTTGGATCCCAGCCAGCGGCTGCCGGCGCACAGCCACTCCTTGTCGGTCCACTTCTCGCCCGAGGGCATCGAGTCAGGGAAGACCAGGCGGTGGGCCGGGTTGGACTGGATCGTGTACTTGACCGCCCGGCTGAAGTCCTTGGCCTGGGTGTCGGTGTTGGACACCATCCCGATGCGGATGTCGGGGTACTTCCCGACCAGCCAGCAGCACAGGATCGTGTTGTCCCAGGTCGTCTTCGCCCCGCCACGCGGCAGGAGGTAGATCTCGTTCTCGCGGTAGAGGATCGCCTCGAGCGTCTCCGCGACCATGTCGCGGTGGTGCTGGGCCGGGACATACCCGAAGACGAGCTCGCCGTATGCGAGGACCGCGTCTACGCCGTCAGTTCTCGCCAGTTCGACTAAGGCGAGGGATCGGAGATCGTTCAGCTCCCGAGGACGACAGGCCTCGAGTTGCCTCAACAATGCCGCGAAGAATGTCGGCTCCGACTCCGCCAGCAGAGACGCTGATGCCAAGAGTGCGCTCCTCGGTGATGCTCGACGGACGGTTGAAGAGGACCTGGAGGCGGTCGATCAACTGGGCCACGTCGGCCGGCTTGATCCGCATGATCGGGATGCCGGTGTCGATCACCTCGCCGTCGGCCCCGATGCTCTTGACCGTGTCAGCCATGTCGGCCATGAGCTTGAGGATCGCCTTGTCGATGGCCTCGATGGCGTGGTCACGGACCTGGACCTCGAGTGCGCGGCGCATCCCCTCGGCGTCGGCCATGTAGACGACGGCCTTCTCGGATGCACCCTCTCGGTAGTCGGCACGCTTCTTGACCCAGTTGCGGCGCTTTGCCTGCTCGGTGATGACCGAGTGGTTGGCGATCCCGTGACTGTGGGCGAGATCGCGCATGCTCATGTCCCCGGCGACGTATTCGCGCTCGAGGGCGACGTAGTCATATTTCGTGTTCATCGGATCTCCCGGAGCACACTGACCACCACGTCTGGCTGGTCGGCCGTGTGCATGTCAACCCTGACCAGGCGCGGGTGCCTGGACAGGAGACGCTCCATGATCCAGGCACCGATGCCGTCGATGGTCTGGGAGCCTCCGATGAGCATGTCGTCGAGGCTGTGGAGATGGAGCTCGGAGAGGACCGCCCGGAGATCGGGCAGGAGCTCGTACTTGACGCCGGCATCGTTGCCGAGCTCGGTGGCCGACACGCTGAAGGTGTGGCCGTGAAGATGCGGTCCCTCACTCGGATCCCTATGGGTCGAGGCGAAGGTTGCCGTGACGGTGATCTGGCGCACGCAGGCCTCCAGGGCAGAAAAGAGGACGGGCCAGCCCGTGAAGGCCGACCCGTCCATTCGGGGTCCTGGTCATGTCTGCGACAGCTTGGAGGTCAACCAAGAGAAGCCGGAGCCACGACCGAGCGGTTCCCTATTCAGTTATACCCGAAAGCCTACATCGGGCGCTAGGCCCCGACTAGCCCTCCTGGTCAGGTTCTTGGGCGTCCTTGTCCTTGAACTGGTCGGTTTGGGCGTCGTAGCGGAAGTCCAGGCTGAACCAGGAGGCGTTGACGAGCATCGCCTCTCCGTCCTCGAGACAGACCACGCCCTGGAGCTCGGTGCCGTTGACCACCATCCCGAGCAGGAGCCCAGCCCGTGATCCGCCTACTGCGGACGGATTGTTGATCGTCACCCTGGGCGGTGCGTCGAACAGTGCGATGCTCACCGGACGCCGAAGCACTTGGCGCACATCGCCGGGCCCTTGAACAGGTCACCCAGCCCGACGTAGAAGCAGACCCGGCGGTTGCCGCACGCGGCGCACTTCTGGCGCGACGTGCGGTGGAACCTGACGGTGAAGCTGACCGCCGCTCCACTGCCGCCCACCGAGAAGGTCGTGTCCACGGGTGACTCGAACATCGTGGTCTGGTCAGGATGGCGAGGAGCGGGCGTCTCCGGCTCCCGCAACGGCGAGACGACGGGGAAGTCGATCATCAGCCCTCCATGTCCCGCAGGATCGCGGGCGTGTTGGGGCCGGCGTAGAGGCCCACGGTGTTGAACTCCAGGTACTCCATGGCGTCGGTGTCATCCATGTCCCCGTCCGCAACGAGGATCTCGACCATCTTCCTGTAGCTGTACACGGCGAAGTAGCGATGGCCGTCCGCCTCGAACCGCTCCGCGAGACCAACGAAGGCCGGCTCCATCCCGTCAAACAGGATGACGCCGGCCTCTTCCATCTCCTCTTCGTTCTCGGGGTCGATACCGAGCCTCGCGGCGATCTCATCGCAGATCTCGTCGCGGGTCACGCCGGCACCCAGTCGACCTGGCTGTCGAAGATGCCCACGGAACCCTCCTTATGGGTGATGGCGGTAATCGCCAGAGTCTACTTCTTCTTGGTCCCGAGCTTTCGCTCAAAGAACTCCCTGTCTTGCTTGGCGAGGCCGGCGAACGGATCCCCCGCCTTCACCTTGTCGCTGGCGACGGGCCGCGACCGCATGTCGGGCTCCAGGCCGGCAGGGCGCTTCGCGAGTTCCTGCTTGAGGCGCTTCACCTCGTCCTCGAGGTCTCGGACGTGCTTCTCCGCTGCGGCGAGATCACCGATCAGGCTGTTGGCGGGCTCGGTGAGGCCCAGCGTGGGCGGCGGAGGCGCGGAGGACGGCTCGTAGCCCATCGGGTAGTACGTCCCGACCACCTGGGTGTAGCGGCGGACGCTCACGGGCTCCGCCAGGGCCGCGAGGTTCGCCTTGGCGAACTCCGCAGTTGTCATCTCTTTCATGCCTGCTCCCTCATCATGGCCCGGTACAGCCTGGCCCTCTCACGGTTGCGGGCCTTCTTCTCCCGCTCGTAGGCCTGGAGGTACTGGGGGTAGGTCTCCTTGAGCCACTTGCGGTAGCGGCGGGACTTCTCGGCCTTCTGGGTGCGGTACTCGGCGTCACGCTGGCGCAGGGCGGCGTAGAGCCTCGACTTCATGCGCTTGCAGGCCAAGCACATGTGCCACTCGCCCGGTTCCCAGTTCTCGGTGTCGATCAGCAGCCATTGGCCGCAATGCGGGCACCGCAGCTCCGGGACGTAG